TATGCTTAATTTATCAAAAGCTTTAGATATGGACGCGGCGGCCCAGAGCTCTACTTCGGTGCCTGCCACATCTTTGATGCGTTTAATAATTTCTTTTTCTTGTTTAATTAGATGGTTTCTGGTGCGCTCGACACGGTCTTGGTCAACACGGACACCGCGCCAAGTCATGTCAATCAGGCACGGTAGAAGCTGTAGTTCAAGGTTTGCTATGGGCCAGAGCTCTTCTTTAGTCAGTTGTGTGGACAGGTAGTTCCACAAATCGAGCGTAATCTCTGCATCATTCTGTGCGTAGGGCCCAACATACATGGCAGGCATCTTCCACATCTCTGCCTTGGGGTCGAGTCCGAACTCACGGGCAGCTTCCTGCAAAGTTTTCTCTGTCTTGATCTTGCCCAGCAGGTCGTAGCAAAGCGCGTTCAGGCTGTAGCTGAAGCGGTTCTCATCTAGCAGGGCGGCTACCAGCATGGTGTCGATAATGCGCCCGTTTAGTTTGAACCCCATCCGGCGTATCCAGCCTGCATCGTATTGCGCGTTGTGCATGATCTTGTCCGCCGGACACTCAAACACTTTCTTGAGCCACTTGTTAACTATGCGCTCGTCAAGATTGCCCCCGCCAAGGTGGCGGATGGGGATGTATCCTGCCCAGTCTGCAACAGCTACTGCGTAGCCTACGACTTCGCCATCACCGGTAGGCCATCCGGGCCCGTTGGTCTTAATGTTGGGGTCGCGGGTTTCTACGTCGATGGCTATTTGCTTCGCATCGAAGATGTTGGGTAGCTCAGCGGGTGGCACCCACTCGCTTTTAGGCCCGAACATTGTCATTTGTAGTGCCATCGTTTTTCCTAACTGCGGCCATTTCTGTGCCTTGGAGTATAACCGTCCAGCCCGTTTTTATATAGTGGTCGAGCATTTCGATGCGAATGAATTTAACCATTAGTCTTCTCCTCCTAATGCGCCATATCCGCAGATATCTACCCAGCTATCTTCATGCTCCGGTGTTACAGTAAGCCTCGCCAGTTTAACGGCAACCATGCACTGGTAGACTTGTGACACAGATACTTCCTTACCCAGAAGCACTGACCACATTTTAGCAATGCGCTCATGGTTGTCATGGGCATCGCCATAAGCTTTGGCCCGTGGGCCGTTGACTAAGGACTCTGCCTTAGACAGGATTTCTTCACGCTTCATTTTTTCTGTCTTTCTTTTTCATGGCGAATGCCGTTGTCAAAGCCTTTTTGGTATGCCTGCCTTACCGCAGACTTCATCTCCGGACCGATTGAAAGATTAAAACTGGTTTCAACTTTCCCACAGAAACCTTCTATTACGTCATCAAGGATTACGTATGTTGGTTTATGTTTCATATCCAGTAGCTCCTATTTGCATCTTCGGGCTCAACCAAGTAGAGGTTTTGCTTGGTTCTGGTGACACCGACGTAGAATACGCGGTGCAAATCATCCGGCGCGGATTCAGCCGCTTTGGCCGCCGCAGGGGACAAATCGGTGTAGAGCACGACGTTTTCTGCCTCACCGCCTTTAGAGCCGTGGATCGTGGACAGTTCTATGCGGGGTATGGCGTTAAACTTTTCGCCGCGTCGTAGCAGAGCCGTGATGTACGCACGTTCGCCACTGGGCATCTTATCCATAGCCTCGTGCCATATCATATCAACGGTGGCGACAAGGCCGTGGTCGCGTTGCAACTCTTCCAGTGAGACTGTCTCGTCGTCATCTAAGGCAGGTAATTTTTTAAATCCGCGCTTGACTCTATCTCCGACAGACATATAACTGTACACGGTTCGTGCGGCCTTGCCGGTAATACGCTTGCCCTTCCTCATTTGTTCCCAGCCATTAACGGCCTCGCTCAAACTTTCTGAGATTGACCGATACCCGCGACGGCTAAACAAGAAGCCCCTGCTTTTTAGATCACTTGCGGTAGCGTCGAGAAAGTATCCGGCTTGAGCCAGCACGAGCCACGATCCCTCAGAAAAATCTATCTGCCCCGTATCAATGATGCGCTGGACGTTACCTGCATCTTGGCGTGGTAAATAGGTCTTTGGTACGCGGCGATTGATGCGTTTGACTATGCGTTCGGCCAACGGGTGTACGGAAGCTGGTACGCGGTAGGATTGCTCCAGCACTTCGTAGCCACCGTTGAGACTAATAAAGTGTTCAACATCGGCACCCGCCCAGCGGTAGATGGCTTGGTCGTCATCTCCGGCGCAGTATATGCGCTCTGAGTGTTGCTCCAGAACGTGAGCTACGTCCCATTGCAGGGGTGACAGGTCCTGTGCTTCGTCAATGAAGGTTAGTGCCAGCCGTGGGCAGAAGGCCGCGCCCTCTCGCACAAAGACATCCAGCATATCTGTAAAGTCATACAGGCTAAATCGGTTCTTATATTCTATCAGGCTATCTGCCACATACTTCACGTTGCTCCACGGCATATCCATGTGGCTTTCATCGTACTGTTCGCGCAAGTCTACTTTACGCAGGCGGGCTAGGTTTATCAGGCTGATTAGCGGGTTACTGTTTTTGTTCAGGTCGAACAGTTCCTCGCCGCTAACTTGGGATGCGTCTACCCGCAGGTCGATACCGCCCAAGGCGTGGCCTAGCTCTTTGTAATGCTCTGGTTGCATTACCTGCTCTTGACGGATGCCGGACAGCTTCAAAGCAAAACTGTGCAAGGTACGAAACCAAGGCAGTTGTGATTTATCTAGCTTGAACCGTGTGCAGGCACGTTCGACAGCTTCGTTAGCCGCTTGGCGGGTAAAGGCGAAATAACCGATATGCGCGGGGTCAACTCCGGCGGCAAGGGCCTCGTCTACTTTGTTAAGCAGCGCGGTAGTCTTACCCGTTCCGGGCGGGCCGTATATACGGAATATTTTAGTTTCCATCTTCTGGCCTATAGGGTTTTTCCCAATCCTTGGTGTGGTCTACGATAGCCTGTTGTTCGGAAACTATCTGATAGATGCGTTGGCGGGAGAGGTTGTATTTGTCGGCTATTGCTTTGAGGGTGCGCTTTTCAATGACGCGATCCACATAGATAGCTTTATTTCGCTCGTGATTAGTCATCGTTATATAGCTCCTCTATGCTATTCATTAGCCGGATAAAGAGCGGGGTGTTGTCCCCCATCCAAGCCCCGACGACGTTGTAGTGCATAAACTCCACGGCATCGTCTAAATCCATCCCATCCCGCTCACATAGAACTGCAACGCACTTGTCGAAGTCGTAGACAGCTATGTCCGGCTGAGATGCTCTGCTCCCAACGCCAACAAAAGCTTTTTCAAATCCATCTGCTAATAACATTAAAAAGGTGCCTCCGTTTGCTTGGTTCCAAAATTAGGTTTGTTAAAGTCTATATCGCCGGACTCAAAAGATGGGATTGTCCACACCCGAACAGGTCGTCCTTTTATCTTTAACAGCTTGCTTTCCCCGCCCCTGTCGCGTAGGCGTTGAGCCATCTTGTGCGTCTTGTACTCAAAGAACTTGTTACGCTTTAGGTAAGACTCAAAGTCTTTGAGCCGGAAATAGGTCAGACCCTCTTCTTCGTCAGTCCACGGGCGCTTCAACAGAATTTCTTCCTTGTCCGCCGCTTTCTGCATATGAGCGCAGAACTCTTCCAGATAGTCGTAGAACTGACCGCTAATGCTGGCATCCTCTGCCACTTCCATTATCGCGCTCTCATTGTCTTTCATCTCGTTCATCAGGCCGCTGATGCGGTTTTCCCACACGATCTTGCTGACAGTACGAGGCATAAAGTTAAGTTGCTCCATACACGCCTTCTGAAACGTGGGCTGAGATTGCAAAGCTTCGGTGTCTAGCTCCAACGGCTCACCGTTTACGTCTAGGAACCAGACGGGCGGCACAGAATCGTACTTACGCAGGTTAGCTATGCTGGCCCCCTGTATAGCCGCACCGATGCCGAACTTACGGGTTTGGCAGAGCTCTTTGTTACAATGCGCGTTGATTGGAGCATCGCCGCATTTATAGGCGTACTCCTTCTTTTCTAACTGCTTGGCAACAATGTTAAGTTCGTTCAGCGGCAGGGGCGGAACAAGATACTCCATATTGTACTTCAGGATTTCGTTTTCCCAGCTATCTGGATACGCCTTACGCAGGTAAACGCCTATGTTGA